GTGTATATGGCACAGGATAGTGGGGCTACTGTTTATGCGGAAAATATTACTTTAAGTAGCCCATCAACCCCAAAGATACAATTAACAGATACTACAAATACTTGTGTTAGTGTACTAAAATCTGGTAATACTTCGGCAATAGTAGGTACTACGTCAAACCATGCCTTTAGGATAGATACAAATGATACCGCCGCAATAATTATAGATACAAGCCAATGTGTTTATATCGGTGATGATGCAAACGCCAATATGACTCAAGGTCTTACCATTAATCAAGGTGCTAATGATGATGAAGCACTGGCTTTAAAATCATCTGATGTTGCTCATGGTTTGGCAAATTGGTGCGAGACAGATACATATTTTACACTTCATAAATCTTCGGCTACTTTAGGTGGTGTAAATATTCGAGCTTTTGCAGAAGATGCGGCATTAGCCTCACCAATGCAATTTATTTCTTATGGAGGCACAGCAACTACAGATAAAGATACTTCTGGTGTAGGTCTTGTTAATTTCCAAGCTACTGAACAAAATGGAAGTGATGCTGTGGCGGATATTACCGCTGATGGTAATGTTTTTTCAGTAAGAGCAAGAAAAGGTAGTGCATGGGCTACTGTTTTTATAGTTGACGAGGATGGTGATTTGTTTGCTGATAGTGGAACTACAACTGATGCTGTAACTGTTTACGATGATTATGATGATGCTCAATTAGTAAGAGCTTTTGATACACATCACTCACCAAAAGCAATTATTCAAAATAAGTTTGATGATTATATAAAATACAATAAAGATACACTTGTTGAAACTGGATTGCTGGGTGATGTGCCAAAAGAAAAAGAAGAAGAAGGTCATAGAGGATTAGTAAATCTTACTGGTATGCAACGACTTCATAATGGTGCTATCTGGCAACAGTACACTGAAATGCAGAAGATGAAAGAGTTAATGTATGATACTATGGTTGAGTTGATTGGTAAGGAAAAAGCTGATGCTAAACTCAAAGACCATGATATCAAATTACTTGATGAAAACACTTTGCTTAACTAATAGGAGATTATAATGGCAAAAGAAATAAAGATTAGTCTATCGGATGCACAGTTTGGTGTATTGCAAGATGCTTATGCTAAAAATGATAATGCAGTTGAAAAAGCTGATGTTGATGAAGCGTATGTAAAAGGCAGACTAATGAACATATTGAAGGCAAAAGTTAGAGGATATGATGAGGCGAAACAGGCAGTGTCATATTCATCGTTTGAACCTTCTTAAATAACAGGAGAATAAAATGGATTGGAGCAAATACAGTTCGTTGAAATCTAGCAAACTAGCTTCACTTGGTAAAGAAAAACAAGTGACTAGAGAAGCAGTATCCGAAGTTCAAGACAGTGATGGCAAGGTCGTGAGAGCGGCTCAAGCCAAAGAGGAACGTGAATACGTTGCTATGAGTCAGAAACGATGGAACGCTGAATCTGGTGAAGCTATGGATGATAGCAAAAGTGAATACTCACTTTCAGATTTAGAACGTGAGAAAAAGCGTTACGATGATGAGATGGCGAGAGCCAAAGCTCAGAGTGATGGCTTAAAAGTTGCTATTGCAGATTTCAAGAAACTATAACACATAACCAAATAACCGAAAGGGGTTAATAATGGCTAAAAAAGAAAAAGAACAAAAGCCAACATTAAGCTTTGATGGCAAGGAATACATTGTTGAAGACATGGAAGAGGAACAAAGAGTGCTAGCTGCAAAGGTTCTCAGGTTCCAGGATCATGTGAATGATATTCAAAACAAGCTAAGAACTAATATGTTTATTAATGAACAGTTAGTAGAAGGCGAAAAACGCTTTGTCAAGAAATATGAAAAGAGTAAGGCTAAGTTGCGAAGATCTTTGGAACCAGAAGTAGTGGAAGCTAGTATTGCTGAAGCCGCTGCATAAGTTCGTACAATGGCAGATATCAACAGGTCAGTTGGATCATTGGACTGCCTATCACCTCGCTGGCGGGGCTTTTATATGTAAAGTGTCACTATGGTTAGGGTTAAGTGCCTTCTGGGCCGTTATGGCCGTATTTCTGCTTGGTTTACTTTGGGAAATAGCAGAGTACTTTATAGAAGGCACTGAAGAAGTGTATGGTACTAAGAGTAAGTGGGCTTACAATACTGCGGCTGACTTATTCGTTGAGACTGGGATAGCAGTATGGATAGTATTATAAGGAATTATGAAGTATGGTAAACGAACTAGCGGAAATGTACATAAAAATAGGATCTGCTGGAGTACTTGCAGTTACATTTGCATTTATGATTATGAATCTTATTAGAAGTCAAAGAGAACAGACTGATGATTTAGAACAGATTAAGAAAGATTTAACTAAATTATCTACAGAAATGAGTAATACTCAGAGTATAACGATAAAGTTGGTAGATCGCATGAATGTTTCAGACCATAGCAGTCAAAGACATAGAGAAGATATAGTTAAAGAAATGAATGATCTCAGTGATGTACTGATGGAGATCAAAGGAAATATTGCAAGGATAAATCACCGTTAATGGCAAGTAAACTAACAGTGTCAGAATACAGAGCAGAGAATACTGCAAGACTTGTTAAGCTTGAAGAGAGACAGATAAGTATATTTAAAACATTGCAGAGAGTAGAAAAGAATATTGATAAGATTAATGGTCAGGTGCAGGATAATAAGACTAACCTAACTAAGATAGGTACTATTGGTTCTATCTGTGTATTTGTAATTCCAATAATTGTATCAGTAGTAATGAGATTGTTATAGTGAAGAAAAATGATGACCATCTTCAGCTTCCTGTTACCAGTAAGCAAGTATTAAGCTTCTTTATATCTGCTATTCCTGTTATTGCGGTAGGTGGATATTTGTATGCTGAGTTTGAAAATAGGTTAGAACTTATTGAAAGCAGTATGGCTGAAAATAAGATCAATATTGAAGAGCTTATTAGTAAACATGAAAAAGAATCTGAAAAAAGATTTGTAGCAATGGAAGAACAAGTTAAATGGTATCAGAAAGAGCTGGGGTTTAATTTGAATCCTTTCAGTAGAAAAAAGAAAAGATAAGGAGTTATTATGGAATGGTTAAGTTTAGAAAATGCCGCCTATCTGATGGCAATCATCTTAGGTGCGATGGTTACTATGGTAGCTACCAAGTATCGTATCATCCTAAAGGAGATGAAAGAAGTAGCTGCCAAGTATCATGAAGCGGCCAAGGATGGCAAGATTACTAAAGATGAACAGCAGGCTATTGCAAAAGAATGTATGGATGTATTACTGGCAGCAGTTAAACTTGTCTGGAAGTTCTAATTGATTGCTATTATGGTGAATACTGAGATTATTAAGAATGTTTTAAGACGAGAAGGTGGGGATAAGATTACCCGTGATCCAGATGATCCTGGTGGTCTTACCAAGTTTGGAATATCAAAACGCTCTAATCCAGACGTTGATATTGAGAATCTTACGGAAGATGATGCAGTTCTTATATATCTAGAAAAATATTGGAAACCATCTAGAGCTTCAGAACTTTCACTTCAATTACAGGATATGTATTTTGATATGGTAGTTAATTTTGGTCAGCGAAGAGCAGTCAGGATTTTGCAGGAAGCATGCAATAGTAAAAATAAGGGCAGTAAACTTGTTGTTGATGGAAGGATTGGCCCTAAAACTTTAAAGGCATGCAGAAGTCTTGAACAGGATAGGCTTTTAGCTTTCAGGGTATTGCATTATTCAAAGATAGTTATGAAGAAAAAGAACTTGATGAAATATTATTATGGTTGGATCCGTAGGTCAATATCAATTTAAATCTGATTACTGGGTAACAACTGTTAGCTGGGATTGGGTTGAAATAGTTTATGCCTAAGCAGCTTCTAAAAATTGATCAGTTTCATGGTGGATTAAATACAAATTCAGATCCACGTGATATTGCTCCAAATGAATTTGCTGCTCTTACGGATGTAATGGTAGATGAACTTGGTATAATTAGACCATTGGGGGAGACTGCAACTCATGGACATATACAGGCTCAAGCAAATCAAATTAATTCTGGATATGGTGTTTTTCAGTTTAGTCATGATAGGGTTGATGGACATACAATAGCAGCAGCTTCTGATGATCCTGAAACTGGAGCTGATTATATAGCATTTTCTGAACCTGATACTGCTGGTACGGTAGATATATATAGTTATGAGGACGATGTTTGGGGTACTGCTATCACTGGAATGACTGATAATACTGCTGGCTTACGGAAGGACACTTTTTATTATGTAAGTGGATCATTAAGAGTATCAGATTCAGAATTTGGAAATGCGAATGAACCTGTATGGTATGGATATGTAGATAGATACTTTTTTGGTGATGGTACTACTGGATATGATCAAGATGATTATAGTCAGGGACTTTTAGTTACACAATGGTTTAAAGATAATGCTGCACCTAAAGCTTTAGCTATAAAAGGATTTTATGGAACTGCTACTGCTACTGTACCTGATATTAATAGCCCTATAGCTATTGAAGTAGATAGTGAATCTACAGATTCACAAACTTTAACTTCAGGTACTGATACAATACGTGATTCTGTTACTACTATAGCAATTAGAGTAACATTCTCAGCTAGTTCTCCAAATTTAACAGTAACAAGCAGCGGGCATACAGATCCTGGACTTAGTAGATTTTGTAGTATAGGCGATAAATTATTAATAACAGGTGCTGTAGATAGTGGTAATAACTCAATATTTACAGTTACAGATGTTGCTGAGTATGGAACTGATCCAGATCCAAATACAATGGATTTTGAAGAAACTGTTACTGCTGAAACTAATGATTCCGTTTTTATGTATAATTTGTCACGAAGCGAGTGGTTTGATCCTGTAAATACTGGATGGGAAGTAGCAGTATCTACTTTATATGATGATAGTAAACAGGAATCTGCTTTAAATGTTTCTAGTACTGTATTACAGCCATCAGATATTATTACAGGAGCTAATGGAATAGACAGACTTAAACTTGTTGTTCATGTATTTGCTGGTGATGGTTCTAGTACTGGACTTGCATTGATAAAATGCAGAGTTTCAGGATTTAAGATATATATGCGTAGGCAAAATACATCTACGTGGTTTTTACAATCAGAAATAGATATCACTAAAGGGCATAAATGGTATGGTAGAGGGGACTATGAAATGTGGGCTGATGCTGAGATATTGGGTGAGAGTGCTGCCTGTGTGGGAGAATTTTTAGATAGACCGAGAGAAGTAGAAACATATGAAAGTGAAACTGGGTATGATTCTTCTATTTCTTCTGTGGGCTTTGATGGAACGGCAGCTGGATTTAAGACTGCAGTAGTTGCAAATAATATTGCATATGCTGGTAATGTAAGAATTGCTGATTGGAAGGGAAATGTTAAAACTTATGGAGATGCAATTTTAAAGTCTGTTATAGGAAAGTTTGATTCTTTTGTATTAGAAAGACGGCTTGAAACTTCTAATGAGGATGGAGATTCTATAATTAAGCTTGAAGAATATGCAGATAGATTGCTTGAGTTTAAAAAGCATAGGATGAGTTTAATTAATATATCTCAAGAGTTAGAGTTCTTGGAAGATGTTTTTATGCATAAAGGTGTAGAACATCCAGCAGCTGTATGTAAAACAGATTATGGTGTAGCATGGGTAAATAAACTTGGATGTTATTTATATGATGGTCAAAAAGTTGATAACTTGCTTGAGAAGGGTGGCAGACAAATAATAAAACTATCTGATTGGGTAACTTTTGCTACTAATCAGCCTATGATTGGATATATTGCTAAGAAGAGACAGTTAATTGTTGTAGATGATATTTTTACTTCTGGTACTGGTAAGATATTTTTATATGATATGGTAACACAATCTTGGGTTAAAGGTATTAATGCTACTTTTCAAGATCAAGCCAAAACAAATTTTGTAGTAGATTGGCAAAATAACTTAATATATGCACATACTTCTGATACTGGTACATTTGCTTTTTGGGAAGACGATCCTGCAAGTTCAACTGCAAGTATTAAGACAAGAGATATGGATTTTGGAAATCCTGGTCAGAAGAAAAATGTTTATAAAGTATATATATCATATAAGGGTAATCCTAGTAGTAGCGTTGTTAAGTTTAGTGTGAACGGGGATACAGATACTCTTTATCAGTTTAATTCTAGCAATACTCCACTAACTGATTATAATGCTGATCTAACTAAATGGCATGTAACTGAGTTAGTACCTAGTACAGCCAGTCAAGCAAAAAATATTTATAGTTTTCAATTACATATAGATGGTGGAATTGATGATGATGCTAGGTTTAATGATTTTTCAATAGTTTATAGGTTAAAAGGTATGAGATAACTATGCCAATTAGTAAAACAGAACGAATTGCTAGAAAGCTTAATCATACAAAACAGGAGAGGATTCAAGTATCTAATGGAGAACCTTCTATAAATGAACTTAGGATTGGTGTTCCAGTAGTAAGATCAACTACAGAAGGTCTGGTAGAATATTACAGACATAAAAATTCTCTTTATAAGAAGGTATTAGATAGGGCTGATATTGCTAGAACTAGGAGTATAACTGTTGATAAAGAAGCAGAGACGCTTCCTATATTTCAAGCATATGTTGGTAGCAATCAAAGTAATATGACAGCAGATAGTGAAGTAACATTACAATTTAATACAGTATCTATTGACACAGCATCAGGTTATACTACTGGTACTTATCTTTATACTATATCTGCTAGTGGTATTTATTATTTATATTATAACGTAACAATAAGTAATTTTGATTCAGGAATGACAGCTGGACAGATACAAATGAAGGATGGTAGTGGAAACTATTTTGCTATTTGTAGGATAGATGATAAAGAATTTACTGCTGATAGTGCCTATGTGACTAGGAATGCTAATGCTATTGTAAGATTAAAGGTAGGTGAGACAGTAAAAGTTACATATTATCAAACTGGTGGAGATAATATAGCTGATTTAATAAGAAATATTAGCAGTACTGCTGGTGCTGAATCTATTTTTGGTGGTTACTTGCTTACACCGAAAACATTTAAAGAAACAACTCAAGTCACAGAAGGTGGTGCTAGTGGTGGTTCTGGTGGCAGACCAGGTGGGCCTGAAGATTAATATAATGGGAGAGAATTATGCCAACTACACAATATGATCCTACTAAAGATTATGGATACGGAGCAGGCAAATCCCTGTTACTTGCTGATTATGGGATAGAAAAGTCTGAAGAAGAAGAGACAATATCTAAAGATATAGAAGCAGCTGGAGAAGCTAGAACAGTTGAACAAGAAAGGAAGTCATTATTGTCATTGGTTGGAGCTGGTGTTGGATTAGCATTTTTCGGGCCTGCAGGAATGACTATAGGATATGGTTTAGGAAAAGCTGCTGGAGGTTTAGGAACAGTTGGTGGTAAAGATGTGGAAGATTATATGGTAAGTGAAGATGTAGGTAAGTTTGAGACACAAGAAAAATTTGAACTTCAAGATATAAATAAAGAACTTAGGGCTGCAGATAAAGCTGATTTCTGGGGAGATATACTGGATATTGGAAAGGTAGCTGCATTATCATATTCGATGGGTGGTGGTAGTTTTACAGATCCAGGTAACTTCTCTCCATGGCATATTGGTGGTAAAGAAGCGGCTGCAGAAGGTATGTATGGAAAGGGTATTTTTGGTAATATTTTTTCAAAAGCTGAGGGTGGTACAGCCACAGGAGCAGGTAGTCTTTGGGGGAAATGGAGGGGCATGACGCATCCTTTCGATCCATCAGGTAGCACAAGTATTGTGGGATCTACAGTATAATTATGCCAACATGTAGTGAAACATATGGCCCAAACTGGGTAGGTGAATATCCTAATTGCAGGTATGAAGCCTCTACTCCTGCTGGTCAAGGACAACAACCAGAGTTTACAGGTACTGTAGGCTCTCTTGGTTTTGAAAGCCTTCTTCCTTCTTGGGATGATTATTCAAAGTATTTTGATCCATATGATCCTACAGAAGAAGAGATGTCTACCAGGGCTGCTGGTATTGATATTGGTCAGCTTCAAAGTGCTTGGGATCTACAGTCAGGACAATTAGGGGAGGCATTAGGATTAGGTCGACAACAGCAAGGTGAAACTTGGAGATTACAAAGTGCTGAGTTAGGTGGACAATGGGCAGGACAGCAACAAGAGTTAGGTGCTGGAGCACGTAGAGGTTATCAAGATGTAACACGAATGGGAGAACAAATGTTAACTAGAGGACGTGGGTTGACGTTTGGAGAGCAAAGTCAAAGACAAGCTGAGGAAGAAGTTTCTGGAGCGTATGCAAGATCTTTTGGGTTAGGACAATCAGCATATGAACGAGCTATGGAGTCAGGTCAATCCCGTTACAGACAAGCATTAGAAGCTGGAACAATGGGTTATGAACAAGCTATGGAGACAGGTGAGCTAGCATTACAGCAGGCCACAACGGATATTTATCAAGGTTTAGAATCTGATGTTTTCGGGCAAAGACAAGATTGGAGAAGTGAACAACGAGCTACATTGAATACACTTCTTGGTATGGGTTTAGATTTAAGTGGTACAGGTGGTACAGGTGGTGGTGGTGATAATCAGGAAGGTTGGATAACTTGTTGTGATGGTACTTCTCAACCAATGGCAGCTTTATGTGGAGTTGGTAACCAGCCTTGGGAATGTTATGCAAATGAAAAAGGTGGAAGTAATCCGCCAGCAGGAACCTGTACAGATCCTAATATGTCATACCAATGTGCAGATGGAACTTGTGTAGGTAGTGCATTAGAATGTATGGATACAAGTACTGGTAGTGGTTCAGGTGGCAGCTCAGGTGGAGGTTCTCCAGGATATGGTAGTGGCGGCTTTGGAGGAGAAGATGAATAAAGGATTAGGAGATACGGTATCATCTACCATTAAGAAAGTTTCAGGTGGCAGGATAAAAGAATGTGGTGGCTGCAGTAAGAGACGTGATTGGCTTAATGAAAAGTTTCCATACAGACGTAGTGCTTTAGATGCAATTGATAAGATACAGGGTAAGAAGTAATGGCACTTTACGGTAGAAGAACTTTAGGAAGACCAGTTATAGATACTACATCTGCAGAAGCAGTTACAGGATTAGTTGGATTAATTGCACAGCTTTTTGCACAAAGTGAATCAGATAAACTTAGACTTAAAGAAAAAAAGGAAGCTCAAAGTCTTACATTACTTTCAGAACAATATCATTCAGTTTCAAGAGATTTAACAAGAGTAGAAAGTGAATTTGATGTAAGTAAAAGGCTTTATGAAACTCAAATAGGTAGGGTTAGCCCAATAGATAGAACAACAGGTTCAGATTCTGTTACTGATGATTTGTCAGTATTCTACAGAAATGAAATTGATGAAAGACGAACAGCGATGGGCAAGATTAAGAATAAGATGGATGAAATGTATTCTGACATAGCAGATATAGGTAGAGTACAGGCTGGTTTAGCGAAAGCAGTATCTCCTGAAGAAGGAGTTCCAGGAGTATATGATATTGAAGATTTTTCTACAGAACGACTATCAAAAATATTTAATGTTGATCCAAAGTTGATAACAAGATGGAGAGAAAAACAGCCAGAGCAAATACCCTCTGCAATACAATCATTAGAAAGGCTAAGATTAGAAGCAGTATCAAAGAAGAAGGGAACAGGTGCTCTAGAAACAAAAAGAATACAAGATATACAAATGACAGATATTTCATCAAGGATATCTAATGCTCGTATGTTTCAGGATATGGATTTTATTGCAAGAAGTGAGGATTTAAATGATGATGAGAAAGTAAAGCAAATACTTTCATTAGGAAAAGAGGAGGGTATGTCTTTAGGTCTTATTCTTGATCCTGCAAATGAGCCCAAGAAAGGTGATTCCAGTAATGTTATAGAAAAGAAGAGGGATGCACAGTATAAAGAAGTAATGTATCTTCTTAATACTTTTTCAAGTTTCACAAAAAAAGATGCAGTTAAAGATGTGATAGGCTTGGGTAACTTTGTTAATCGCTTATCAAAAATATCAGACTCTCTTTCTTCTGGAGTTCGACCTGGATTTAAAAAATATGTGAATGATTATTTTAATATTGATCTTGATGCAAAAGAGCATTTTATGCTTCCAGGGTTTGCTCTTGAAGCAGGTCAAGCAGTAGAAAAACCTTTTGATGCTAGAGAAATGGATCGAATGACTGCTGAAGATTTAGTTTTATCTGATTTTAAGCTTAGTGGTCTTTCTAAATTTGATTATATGGATATGGTTGATAAAGATGATGAAACACGAGATAAAATATTTTCACTGTATAGGAGATTCCATCCTAATATAAATGATGTAGATATTAAACGTAGAATAAGAGAAGTATATAATTTATTATAACATAGGGAGTATATAATGGCAGACACTACAGCAGTAGACACTACATGGAGTGAAGATTGGTTTAGCGATATTGGTGGTAAACAAGAAATACTTGATTCATTAAATCAAGTAGGAGCTGATACTAGTAATATAGATGCAATTAGTTCTTTGAATGCAATTGAACATCTACAACCAGATTTTGGATTTGGAGGTAATCCTTGGGAGATTGCATTAACTGGTGGTCAAGAAGATATTGAAGAGGGTGGGGGTATTATGCCTGAAGTAAGTCAGGAAACTGTTGATAAAATAATACCTGCTATTGCTATTGGTGCTGGGGAAGTTTTAACTAGAGCAGGAGATTTTACATTGCCTGCTGGAGCAAAAGCAAAAACAAGAACTCTTGGAGTAAAGGGAACTGCATTTACTCTTGCAATAAGAGCAAATGAAATTGGTAAAGATTTTGCTAGAGAGTTTCTTGGAATGGAGAAAGGATCTATTGGAGAAGCTACAGTTGGTGGCGTAGCAACTTATAAGACATGGAAAGGCATTCCTGAATTAGTTAAGAATATTGGTAGCAATGTTAAAATTGGAATGGCAACAGAAGTAGTTGATGATGTTGTTACACAAGCCAGTAAAAGTGCTTTTAATGAAGTTTTAAAGATGGGATCTGAAATTGGAGCATCAAAGAAAAATACATTAATTGTAGCTAATAATGCAGGGAACAGAGCAGCAGAAGAAATGATAAAACAAACTTCAGATGTTATGAAGGAGCGTATGGGAAAGACAGCTTCTAAAGGATGGGATGATGTTACTAAACGACTTATGAATCCTCGTGTATCTGCAAGGGTGGGAAGATATTTGGGAGCTGTAGCTCCTAAGTTAGCAGCTAAGTTAGCTATAAGTTCAACAGCAATTGTAGTTCCAGAAGGCATATCAACAGTATTAGGATTAGCAGGAATGGCATGGACTGCTTATGATATATTTAATCTTTCTAAACAAATGCCTGCACTACATGCTTTAATATGGGAGGGTACTCCAGAAGAGTCAGTGGAAGATGCAGTTATGAATGAGATGACAGCAGAAGACTCTCTTTTTGCTCCTGGTGAGCAGAGGGCAATACCATAGATGCCTAATGGAATATCCATTGAAGACTACCTAAAGTATTTAGACCAACAAAGTGCTACAAATTTAGGTCAAGTCGATGATCAGGCTCCCGTAGGTCAGCAAGTAAGTGTTCCTGGTGGTGATTGGGCTACTGAATATAGAAGTCTGGTTGGTGCTGATGTAGTAGATGAAGTAACTAGTGAAAATGCGGCTCTTGACTTTTTAGGTTCTTTAGTTTGGGGGGGAGCAAAGGGATTAACGTGGGGGGCTACTGAGTTTGCTGTTAAGTCTAAGTCTTGGGAACAGATGAACGATTGGGAAAAGGCTGGTTGGGTTACTGGTGAAGGTCTTTCCTTATTTACTCCTATTGTAGGCCCATTTGCTTTGATAGGTAAAGGTGGTCAGATGGCTACCAGGACTTTAAGAGGGAATAACTTTATAAGAAAGGCTGCTTCTGAGTTAGTTAAAAAAGAAGGTCTTCTTGCTAATGAGATTGTAAGTAATGCTGCAGAAAGAGGAGTTATACCTGAGTTAGTAGCCAGAGATCTAAAAAAGCAGTTCAGTAAACAACTTCCTAAATCATTAAAAGATAAATATTCAGTTAGTAAGTTGAGAAATCTTACTGCTGATGCAAGGACAGCAGAAACCGCAAGTATAGGACTTAAAGCACAAAGTGAAGGTATAATAGGTAAGATACTTACAGATTCAGGAATGGATGTAAGTGCAGGAATGTCAAGGGAGTTAGCTGAAGGATTTGTAAGTGAGTTAGGTAAAGGTAGATATGTTAATGATATAGGTGAGTGGGTAACTAGAGGTTTTGGTGGTAGAAATCCAGGTAGAATATCTCAGTATCTTGGAATGGCATCGCAGGACTTTCTTTATCTAGGACTTCATGCTTTAGGAGTTGAAAAGATAGATTCAATGGCACATGAAAGATCTGCCGATTATTCTGAGATACCGCATCATGTTGGTGTTATGTCATTAGGCTTTCCACTTATAAGAGGTATAGGAAAAGGTGGTCGTGAGTCTCTTAAACGTGGGATTAGTGCTTATTTTCAAAGGTATAGAAGAATAAACTATGATAAGATAAGTAAGATGACTAATGGAGATCCTTTGGCGAGAGAGCTTCTTAGGAGTAATGTAAACGGAGCAAACCTTAATATAATTAATTCTTCAAAACATGGTGAAGAATTCTATAAGATAGGTAAAGAAACTTATAAGGGTAAGCAGGATATATTAAGTAAGATAGATACTATGCCATTAGATCATACTGTAGGCTTGTTAAATCGAATGAGAAAAAGAACTTCACAGGAATATGTAGATAGATTTAGGCGTAATTATTTTGGTGATCTTGTACAATCTATACCTCGTATGGGAACTGGTATTCTTTTTATGAATTATGGAGCATTTGCAACTGGTCAATTTGATGGAATGAGTGAGCAGGAATTAGCCTCTCACTTATTCATGGGAGCATTGATGACTAAAAGTAAAGGTGCTTGGGATCATGCTGGTAGAAGAGGGTATATACATGATCAGTATGGAGATATAACGCAAGCTTTAAATTTTCTTCAGGTAGATCATACAAAAATGCTTCAAACTATTAATGTTATGAAGCAGAAAGATCTGATAGGTGTAGCTGGAGCTGTATATGGAAGTAATCCTATTGCTGAAAATATTCTAAATACTTTTGACAGTGTTCTTGAAGGGGACAAGATAGCTTGGAGAAATAATGGAGAATTTGTTTCTCATGACAAGTATTCAAAAGTAAAGCAGTTATTAGCTGCATACAATGCTATAAAGAAGTCTAAAGATATGAATTATGATCTTATAAGTATAGATCAAATGAACCCTAAAGCTTTGGATATGATTAAAAATGATTTAGGATCTTTAAAAATTGGTGAGAAGACAGTTGATCAAATGCATTTAAGTGATATAACTGAAATGTTATCATTTGAAACAGAGTCACAAATAAGAGCTGACTATTATAATGTCCTTGATCTCTTGAGGGAAAGATTAGGAATGCCGTTTAGTACTGTTGCTCGTGTCGAAGGTCAGCCATTGTCTGGTAAGGCATATGAAATAACTGGGCCTGAAGGAGTCAATCTTCCAAACATAATGGAGTGGAATAATTTATTAAAAAGACATTCATCTGTGTTAAATATTGATGTTATAAGCGGAACAAATGTAGACATGAAAGCTCAAAGGCTTGCTAGGGATATGGGAATGTCAGTAAAGGATTTTGATAATGCTTTAGGAGATATAACACATCGACATATGGTTGAAATAGGTAATAAGCATTTAAATCATAATCTATATTTAAAGTTTGATGAGAATATTTTTCTAACTGGATTAAGTGAGATTAAAGCAAATCAAGCAAAGTCTGATTTATATAGGGTAGTTACTGGTGTAGATACTGATAAAGCTAATGTTAAAACATTAAGAGAAGATTTTCTTAATGTGTTTGGACGTGAGGGAAGACTTCATGAAGAAATATATAGAAATGAAATTGAAGGTAAGGTTGGAGACCAGATAAGTGAAAAAGATGCAGAGAATCTTGCATATATAAAGCCATTGTATGATCTAATGAGGAACTTGTCTGGTCTAAGTAAATCAGAAATTCCAAAGACAGGTATAAAATCAGGTGATGTACAGGAGGTGACCGATAAAGCAAGAGAAATGATTGCTAGATTGCCTAATGATTGGAAGCTGGATTTATATGGTGAGGGATTTAAAGCATTTCAGGAAAGAATATTTAGTCAGGGAAATCCTTTGTCTTTTGTTGCATTTCGTAGAGCTGTAGATGATAAGCTTATTGAAACAAGGTTCCAAAATGGAGTTCAGAAGATTTTATTTCCTACTGATAATGCTATTGATAACAAATTTGCTGGTGACAGAGAAACAGCATCAAGAGTAAAGGAAGCTGTTAAAGGGGTTAAGAATCTATTTACTCCTCAACTAATAGCACCAACTGATTTTGTAAATACAGAAGCTGATATGCTTAAATGGATAAGCATTCATAATGAAATAGGTCATAGTAAAGTAAAAGATTTTGTAGATACTATGCCTCAAATACTTGAGGGACTTGGAAAAGATAGTTTGGTACTTACTCAAATTAGAACGGTAAAAGATTTAGTTAGTGAAATTAGAGATGAAATAACTAGTCCTAAAAAAGTAGTTGATACTGAAAAAATAGAAACAGCACTTGCAGAAACAGAGCTTATACATAAGGCTCTTATAGCTGAAGGAAAAATAGATAATGTTACCAGCACAAAAATGGAAGGTCTTATTACTGCTTTAAAGACTGGATATGATGAAATGAAATTAGGTGGTGTGCCGCCTCCGACTCTTAGTGAAGCTAATTATGGTAAGATACTTAAATCAATTGATGAAATGATTTTACATGAGATGGAAGCAGATCATGTAAGTAAGACAGAGCTTTCAAGACTGTTGATACAGATAGAGAATCATATTACAGGTAGAGATCCTAATTTACCTTATGGAGATGGTAAGATTCTTCTTGAAAACTTAACTAGTAGATTTCAAACACTTATGGGGAAGAAAGTATCAGAGGAAATTCCCTTACAAGATTTAATTAATGAGTTTAATACTACAGGTAATTGGAGAGATGCTAGAACAGCTTTGGATGCTGTTGTAAAAATGCGTCAATCTTATAATCCTCATCATGAATCATATAATAGAAGTGCGGAACGTATATTAAATGAACTTCAAGGAGAGAAGCTGAGACATGAAAGACCTGTAAACTTTCAGGAATTACTTACTAAGTATCCTTCTTTACAGGATCCGCTTGATCCAAATGCTATAAGAAATAAGTTTGTCACAGATATTACAAATGCATTTGATCCTGCTATGCCTGGTGAACCAAAAGATGTACTTGAAAACTATATATATCGTGACATAAAGAAGAAGTTTACTGATTCACATGAGCAGTTGGCAGAGATAGAAAAGTTTAATGATACAGAGATGCAGCCTTTGCTCCAAAATATATTTGGTAAAGCTCAAAGAAAAGTTTTATCACTAGATCATGATAAACTAAAGTATGATGATAAGCCTATGCGTCATTCACTATCAACTATGGTTCTTGATAGAGTAAATACATCTAATCCTGAGTTTAAATATGATTATATACTCTTAGAAGGTACGCTAAAGCTTCGTGATCGCACTATCAATATGGATGATTCATTCGATATTGGTGGTGATTGGATGACTATGCAGAATATCATTGATAAAGGTATTCCTGTTGATATGTCTAAGATGAGAGACGTATATGAAAATTTAAGAAGTATAAATTTTGAGATGCAGATTGATAATCTTACTGATATTGCACCTACAGAGAATAGTAGTAAAGTTTATATGCGTTTGAGTCCTAAGATGCGTATCATTTTTCCAAAGACAAAGGAGAATATTGATCTTCTAAATAGGGATTTTGATACAGTATATAGCCAGAAGGAGGCTGAGTACAGTGTAGGAGCAGGTAACAGAAAGCGTTTAAATGCCCTTAGAAAGGGGTTTAAGCATTTATTCGATACAACTGAGCAAGAGAATGACATCTTAAGGTTAAAGATGCTTTTTGTCCATTATAATAGGACTATGGGGCCAGAGTTCGATAAGATGATGAACTCAATAGAAAAAGGTAGGGGTAAAATAGAATTCAATAGCTTTAAAAGAGGTCGTCAGGCTGATGGAGGTACCTCAACTATTTTAACTAGGGAAGCATTGGAATGGTCTACTAGATGGAATGCGGACATTAGTGTTAGAGCTAAGGATAGACAGTTATTAGATGAAGGTGCTAATATAGCATTAATAAATGACGAACCTGTAAATGTAGGAGATCCACATTTCTTTAGTAACAAAAGTGTTGTACAAAAACAACTTACTGATAAAGTAAATAATATAATTACTGGTGCTGGAGGGATGGAGACACAGCAATCAAAAATAATAAATAATCATCTTCAGCGTATAGGTAAAGATGAATTTACAAGCTTAAATTCATTCTTTTTAGATGGAGGTAAGTTTGCAGGGACTGCTTTTGCTAAGTCAATAAGATCTAAAAAGGGTGGTGGTCAATGGAATGGTATGAAGACTATCATCATGACTAATGATATGCTTGGTAAGGGCTTTACTGTTTATAATCCAGAGATAGCATATGTACTTGATGGTCTTGGGGTTGATCTTATGGTTGGAAATACTGTAGCCAAGACATTGAATACAAAAATAGTTAAACCTTTTACAATAGATCCTGCTAAAAGTTTAGAGCGAGGTTGGGAAGTCGATCTTATAGGTATGACAGATGCCAACTTTATGAGAATACCGTATGATAAGTTTAGTTTATCATGGACTACGCATTCTGATCCTGGTGTTAATTATTCTTCTTCTATGTTTGACTTTCAAAGCGTTAGACATTTAGAACAAGCAAAGAAATTATATAATATAGACCAGCTTATTTCTAAAATGGGAAGAGGGGTTAATAATAATAGGGATTTTGCTAATGGTGATTTGCTAAGAGCTTTATATAAGATTAGACAAGAAGAATCAGGACAACAGTTAACAGCTGATAGTTATTCTTTAACTGAAGCTCTTGTTGATTATGGTGCCAGAGAGTCTAATCCTCTTGTGCAGCGTTCTCTTGTAAGACTATTGCAAAGTGATTTTTATAATATTCTTACAAAAAGAGGGACTCCTCATGGTGAAGAAGGAATTTTTTCTCCTGATGTAAATAATGTTCTTACTAATCCTGTGTATGCTCAGATTGAGGGCTTGCCTAAAGGACAGTCTAATGATCCCGTTGCATTGAATAGCATTTATCAGTATGGCGGTGGGTCTATAACTAGTTCTATGGCTAATCAGTTAATTGGCAGGAGTACAGCAGGTAAAGCTGATATTCAGGATATACCTTTTATAGCTAGAGATAAGAAAACTGGTTTAGATATAGTTTTTTCTTTTACTGATAAAGGTAAGTTTGAAAATCACAGTCCTCTTCTTGAAGCTCAAAAACAAGCTAAAAAACTTAAGATTGCAAGTCCAGGTATAAGGGGATTAAAGCCTGGTGAATGGATTGAAGTAAGTGACAAATCATATAAAGAAATTGAGTCTGTCTTAAATCAGTTAAATAAACAGACTTCTAATATGAAGAATGTTAGGTATGGTGATCTAATAAAACTTCTTGCAGGTGATACATTTCCAAGAAATAAGAGACAAACAGAATTGGTTCCAATAGGTCTTGGTAAGAAGTTTGCAGAATTATCCAAGAAATATGATATACATCTTGGAATGAGTATTAATGCTATTCCCAAGGTAATGAAGGATCAGCCTTTGGTTCGCATAGAACAGGTTTTAGGTAAAGAGCTTAGTGGTCTTTCAACTTTAAATGCTTTCGATTTACGTGTAACTCTTCAAAGAGATCATGATGGTGATCATGGATATAAATATCTGAAGATGCCAATGAAAATGCTTAAAGATTATACTAATGACATGGGGGATATAACAGATTATAAACCTATGGATCAACTTGAGTATAGTGAAATGAATATGTTTGGATTTGATCGTAATGGAGTTGCTGGTGGACAAAGACAAGATATAGGATTTGATAAGATTGCTCATGATGTAGCTAAGAAGAATAGAATTATATCAAGTGTTATATCAAGAAAGGGTACTATAAGTTATCTTTTAAACTCAAGACTTACGTTGGATGGTAAGTCTTTTGTATCTGAAGAATTCAATAAGAAAAATATAGAAGCAGCTACAACAAAGGCATTAGATGTGTTTCAAAGGGGAGGGGAAATATTCCAGTCTTCTTTAGATATATGGAATAAAACACCAAAGATAGCAAATGATATTAATGCTGTTGAAAATTATTTTATTTATGGTAAGCATCCTAATTATGATAATCCAAGTTTATCTCATAGTAAGGAGAGTTTTTTACAGGATGGATTTGGAAACACTCAATTTCATAAAGATATATTTAGAATAATGCATAGAACTCTTAGTAAATCTAGGATAATGGACAATGAAGTTCATGATGCTGCAGGTCAGCGTCAGCCTAGCACTGATGAATTGCGTAGATCAAGAAGGAATATTAAATCGTTTTTTGAAAATCCAGATATATATCTTATGAGAGAATTGTTGGGACAAGCTAGAAGGTTAAGAAAAAAGAATAAGGTAGATGAATCTGATCAAAAAATTAAAGATGTAATTGATTTCTTTTACAGTAAGGTTTCTCCTGGTAGTGCTGCTATAGATAAAATAGAAAAAAGTTTACGCAATGGTAATATACCTATTGCAAATAGAACTCCAAGATTTTCAGCAGAGAATACTCTAGGTATAAAGAGCAGTATGAGTGGTCATATACTTGACGAGGTGGTGAGAAATCCTTTGTTTTATGAGAGTGACAACCTAGCAGAATCAAAAGCTAAGAATGGTACTATATTTCAGCATTATAACAGACTTAAGAATAAACTTGAAGTTATATTTGCTTTTGGTGATGTTAGTCCTGATAGATTAGATGAAATGATTTTACAGGATAAAGTATTTACCAAAGATGTGGGAGGTAAGCCTGTTTTTGATGCTAATATGAGTGGTATATTGAGCTTTCTTGCAAATAGTCAACATGCAAGAACCATGAGTTCTTTAAAGATGCTTAAGAATGAAAGATTTCCAGATGCTAATAAAATAGAGAGAACTGAAGACAGGTTAAGTAATCTTAAAAATGTAGTAGATGTATTAGATAGACAAATGAATAGAGATGTAGTACTCAGAAAAGATAAAGATTTAACAAATATTAGAAAGATACGTAAAACTGAAGATGATATTAACTGGGAGTATGTGGATTTTAATGCATTTGGTAATCTTTATAGGATAAAAGCAGATGTATCATTAAAAGATCTTGGTAAACAAAGATATATCAGGTCTATTGAATATGTCAGGCCAGTTAAAAAAGGGAGAAAAGTAAGAGTACAAAGAGGGTATAGTTATTTTGTTGATAAGAGACCTCCCAAGTTTATGGCTGTAGATAATCCAGAGGTAAGATGGAACAAAGCATTTATGGCAGCAACTCAAGTTGGTATATTAAAAGCACGTGATGTAGATCCAAGATTTGATCCAGATGGAAGTCCTATTGCATTTACTAGGTTTATTTCTGATGTAGAAGGTTTAAGAAGAGGTGTTAATGATCATTATAACCGTGCTAGGGAAGCAGCAAAAGAAAATTTAATTGATAAGGGAGATATCTTTTTTTACAATTCGGTTCAAACAGATAGAATGATAGGAAAATTTTTTAAAGACTATAGTACAACAGATAATTTTCAAAGTTTATTGAGGTTCTTAATACAGCCACAAGTTCAAAGAAATATTTATGTTAAAGAAGGTGCTTTGGAGATGCCTTATTTTAGAATGAATACTAACCTTATTGAATCTGTATTCAATTGGATGAGAAGACCAGCTTCGCAGGGACAAAAAAGTAATGAGGAGATCTTTGGGTTTAATGCAAAGGATATTATAAAGAGTATAATTAGGGATACGAATGCATTTCATGATCATAAGTTGGATCAGGTAGAGTATAAAGTGCAGCAGTATAACAGAATGAAATTAGAGGGTAAAGAAGATTGGAGTAGATTAACCGAAACTACTACTGATATTTTAATGAGGGATTGGTATCATAATCCAGTTCTTAGCAAGTACTCTAGGGATTTCTTTTTAGGTAGAGGCAATATTGTTAGAACAAAAGATAAGGATGGAAAAGATAGTTACTTTTATGACTACAGAAAAGGTGATATAGGAAAAGAAATGGAAAAGATAATGGGATGTAAATAATGAAAGATAACGAAAAAGTTATTCCATATATATCAACTTTTCAAACTTGTTTTAAAAAGTCGCCCTACCCTACGCATCAAAATTTGAAACCTTTTGTGGAGTTATAATGCCTGTAGGATGTAATGATGTTCAATCAGCAGCAGTTGATACTGATGTCAATGCTGAGAGAATGAATGAAATATATAGTTACTGGAGTAGTAAGCCAAATATAAAGAAGCGGTATTCAGATCCTGATGGATTGTATCGAAGTGATCTATCAAAAGATGCATTAAGGAGTTGGGCATCTCAAATACTTGAATTTCCATTTCAGAAGGAACAAAATTTTACCGATAGACAGTTAGAGCAATTAAAAGTTTCTATTGATGGATATAACAAGGATATTGGTGGAAAATTTAAGAATATAGCTGGTATTTTTGCCGTTCCAAGAGGATTGGCAAGGTTAGATCCAACGTCTAAGAAAATGTTGGATGGTTTGGAACAAGCTAAAAATTATGAACGAAATAAAATAAGTTATACAGAATTTGCTATTCAAAATATTAAAGATATGGTTTTATCTGCTCATGCAGGAAAAGGATATAAAGAGTTTAGAAAGATTCGTGATCAAATCTTAAAGTCTAAAGATGCGAATTTTGAATTGGACACACATAATAAGATAGAAGAATTTTATAGGTCGGATGATGGTAGATTATTACGTGAATATAATGAATTAATAAAATTACGAAGTAAGAAGCAAGAAGATTCTAATGGAAAGCTTTTACCAGCTGAATTGGATATAGCTCTTGACAAAGGTTATATAGATCCAGTATCTCAAAAAATAGTTAAATACAATCCAAAGATAGCATTAGCAGTTAGAGCATCTCATGATCTTTTAGATAAAACTGGTAAAATAGATATAATTGCTTTAAGGAAAGTGAAAGATGTTGTTGATTTAAAATATTCCAGGTTTAGCAATGAAAGGAGAGCTTTAACTGAAAAGCTTGATGCTGCAGCTGATAGAATAGAAGATGGAATAAAGCGTGGTGATTATTTTCCAAAAATAACTTTGGAAACTATGTATGAAATAAAAGCAAAGCTTGAAAACATATTACCAGAGGCTAATATGAATAAAGCCAATAATCATTTGAATGAGCTAATATCTATATCGGATGGACTTTTAGCACAATTAGGACAAGTACCTAAAAATACCAAGGCAGCAAGCAGAAATTTAAATCTTTTGTGGGAGCATGATCCTTTTGTTATACTGGAAAAGTATTCACGGGATGCAATTGGATTTAATAAAAATATTCATATACAAAGTTCGTATCTAGAGGCTCTTAAAGAAATTCCCAATTTGAATTTAGAATTTATGAGAGGTATGAAAAGCTTTATAATGGAAGAATATCTTGTGGCAAATAATGATGGAAGAGACAGACCACAATGGGTAAATGACATGATTCGTACTATTAATGGATTTCAAACAGGAAGAACTATGGGAATGAATGTAACTGGTGGTGTCAAAAATGCTGCTAGTGTTCTTCATTTTGTATCTAAAATAGGAAAAAAGTCAATTGTTGATGCAAGAAAAGCTTATCAAAATCAAGATATAAAAAATATAGTTGATAGGGTAGAAAAAGAAGAAGGATTTTTATTTACTCCAGGTGAAAGTGCTATCTTAATGGAAGGTCTTATAGGCAGAGATAAGTATAGTCAGTCAGATTTAAAATATGATGAATTTACAGGCCAGTACATTTATAAGGATACTCCTGTAAGAGATCTTATAGAAAAATCAGCTGATAAATCTCTTGGAACATTATTAATGTTTCACAGGTGGACTGAAAACTCACAACGAAAGTTTATGTTTAGAACTTCGTTTATTAATAAACTTCTTGAGCTTAGAGCCACAAGTCTTTTACCAGAAAAAGATATGGAAGTATTTGCAAAGAATTTTGCTTTGAAAATGGTTAATGGGTGGGCATATGAATATGCTCCTTTTGCAAAGAATAAATATGTGCGTGGTGATGGATATATAGTTGATGAGATAGGGGAAACATATATAGTAAGAAATCCTATTAAACCTGCAATGCAAGAAGTCGCATTTCATCTGCTTCATTATCCTATGTCTTTACTTGAAACTCATATTAGTGAGTTAAAAGGTGCAGGACAATCTATTAAGGCAGGTAATTGGGATTCTCCTCAAATGCGCTATATGATGAATTATGCAGGTGTATTTGGAATGATACAACTTGGTTCTATAGTATTAAATGCTAATTTAAATAATATACTAGAGAATGAAACTTTAAACAGATTATCAAGGATTGAAAGAGATCTGCTCGACTATGACGATGAAGATAGAGCTACATTTGGATTACTTTCAGAGTTTACAGGCCCATCAATAGGGCATTTAAAATATTTTAGTATAATTAGTGGTCTTATTAAACTTGATTCTCCAACTAAAAAGATATTACTTGGCAATGTAGATTATACAGAAGATACTGAAGACAGTAGAAGATATACTGATTATCAATACAGTACAGAATATGGAAGATTTAAACATAAAATATGGCCTGCATTACGTGACGGAAGGAGTACAGATTTAGTCCGACATTATCTCGCTTGGTATCCAGCACCGTGGATTAAGGAGGCTAGGGAGGTTATAGGATTAAAAAAGAGTAAATCTAAGTATTCCACGAAGGATATACTAACCTCCCTCCGTCAATTTTGATAACATAAGGGGCAGTTGGCTAATATATCCTCCTCGGATATGTACCCTCCTTAGATAACACTCACTCCAACTGTCCCTTTCTATAATTATTCTATTTCAATTATTGAAGATATCTTTAGATGACGAAATAAATGCACTCTAAAACAGAATGACGTATTCTCAAAAATTAGATATATATCAATTGGAAATAGAAGTATCCTAAAGAATCTGTGATGTTGATCACTAATAATACTAGAACCAAACCATACTCCAGCAAAACGTCCACCAATACCATATTCATTCTTCATAAGTCTATCTTTCTTCAGGCATTGAGGATACAAACTTATCATCCAGCCAATCATCAAATCGCATAATAATAAGTGTTTCTCCTCTATCTTGTTTACATACAACGGCATCTACATGCTCACTTGGCAGCAGGAATGATGCTAACTTCTTTCTACATTTAGCTTGTATCTTTACTAAAGGGTTTTTGCCAATGGTAAGATCCACTTCTTCATGAAGACCTAATGATTGACCATTAGATCCCCATGCACGTACAGCAGTAAAACCTGCTTTCTTAGCTTCGTTTACTATCTCTCTTTCAAACCTATTACCTTTAGCTTTACTTGGCGAAGGCATTACGCTTCTCCTTTCTTGGAAAATACAAGTTTAACTGTGTTTAGGTTATTCATCACAACCTGTACAACTGCATCATAATCTTCAGGAATCATATCATTAGCTTTGAAGAATGATAATGGTATAGTTAGTCTACCTCTTTTGTCTAGATTGCATTTAGCTATGTTCATTTTTTTGTTCTCCTACATATACTCTTTTATCTTCTCCTACATCTGCTTTTAAAATTTCTATCACTTCCTTACTTCTAAATCCATCATCACCTATCGCAATATCTATTGCTTCTATTATGTCATCTACATAGTATAATCCATGTGCTGCAAAATACTTTTTTGATGCTTCTTTTATTAACCATTCTTGCATTTTTATCCTCCTTTTATAGAAAAATTAGGGGAGAAGCCAACAGTTCACAAGCCAACCCTTCTCACGTTAATGTCCACACACCATGAATAGAAAGGATATGCGAATAATTCTCCCCTAATATTATTTGTTATTAAAATCCCTGAAATACGTTACAGTTTCATTATATCCGACTGTCTTGGTACTAACAGAGCCACCTGTTGGTTTTATGCTTTTCTTTACTATCTTTTTTAAGATAGATTCAGCTCTATACAACTTATGCTCTAAATCGGATATTTTGTCCATGTAATGCTTTTCTGGCATTTCTGAATCAAAAACTCTTCCCATCTCCTCACTCACTTTCTTATCTATTGGTTCAACAATTAATGCTAATTCTCTAAACAACATATTTACCTCGGCATTCCTATTCGATTCTCTATCCTCTTAATTCTGATTGATAGGTTTAACATATTCTGTTCAATCACATCTAACTTACTAATCATCTTAAGTAAATCTTTCTTTACTTCCTTAAGTCCCGTTGTTGATTCTTTCTTAACTACCATTTTTCTTATCCTCCTGTCTTTTATGTAAAAACTTTTTTAATCTTTCAATTTTATCTTTTTCTGTGGTTCCTCTTAATTTTTGTAATCTTATATAAGCTGAACCATCCTTTTTAATCCGACCTTTTTTATACATATCTTCATAAAATTCAATTTTCTTACTAGTACTTGTCATAATTTTTGCTCCCAATATCCATCTCTTGAACCTTTAATATCTTTTCTAGCATAATGTATATCAGTTTGCTTTTGCATATCATCAGCAGCTTCCTGTAGATACTCTTCATTGAATTCATCAGCTGTAGTAGGCTCAGATGGGTAATACTCTTCACAAAAATCTTTGCATACTTTGTCTGCTATGTCTTTCTTAAATATTTTAGTTATAAATATTGGATACGAATAGTTTCCTAATGCATCTACTACAATTGTGTGAAGATTCCTTTTTGGCTTTTTATCTTGTTTTTTCATTTCTTCCCTTCCTGTTCATTACTAATCCAATATATCCTATCAAATCTAAAGAGATTCGCTTTATGTTATTGTTTTTACAGCTTAAAGCCCATCTCTCTACCATTCTGCTTACTTCACTATCAAGAAAATCAAGTGTTTCTGCTGGTAATTGGATCTTGTGTTTACTAAAAATTTGCCTAACTTTTGTTTTTTGCAGCATCTCTTCTCTTCTTTCTTCTATCTTTAATTTCTCTCCATATAACTTCATATATAAAAATAAGAACCACAACTTGTATTGCAACAAAAAGTTCAAATAACAATATTGTTTTCATGTTTTCCTTTCTAGAAAAAGAGAGAGACCACGCTTAACTGCCTGTCACCGAAACAGTATTAACGGATGGTGGTTTTAGCCGTCAACTCTCTCTTTTATCTATTATCTTACGATTCTGCTACTGGAGTTAATTCCTTCAGTGCAGTTAATTTACGCACACATTTTTCATTTGTCTGTAAATCAGCCCAAGAATTGATTTTGGTATCATCTTTTCCACTATTCCAGAATGTATGAGTACAAGCTTGTGTCATGTCCCACATGGTGTGATTATTTCCATTAGCTGGTGCTTCTGTAATGAATCTATCCACAACTTTTCCCCATTGTGTATAACCAAGCACATCTTTACTTAAATGATGTCTTACAGACTTCAATTTATCAGTTGTATCAACATTGATATTGTTTAATCTATCAAGATTATCAACTAACTCTGGCATTGAATCAGCAGCATAAATAATTGATTCTTTAGCTTCACCTAAAACTTCAGCCCAATTAGAATTATTAGGCGTATGTCTGAAACGAAACTTATTGAACCATTGTCTATGTACCATTCCATTAAGGCATGATAATACATTGACAAAGATCTCAAAAGATAATGAGCATGTCATATCATATGCATTACGCCACATCAGTCCCATTGCAACCTTGTCTCCTACCTTTAATTCATGAGTGGCAAAACCATTATCACAAATCTGAGTCATCATGTACTTGCTGCCATCAAAGATCTCCTTACCTGTTTTCCAACTTCCTGGTAAACTTGATACAAGAGCATCTGAAAACTCTTTGACTTCTGCATTTGGAATCAACATAAACTGTTCACTCACAACACCGCATTCATAGGGTTTCTTTACTGTAGACCCTTCTTTAGTCTCATATGGCACTTCCATCTTTATGGAGTACATTTTCGACTGCATACCACCATCCTCAGTGAATAATGGTACCTTCTCTATTGAGGTATAAGGCTCGAATGTATTCATTCGTTACTCCTTTGTTTTAAACCACTGACAAATGGTTTTGTTACTAAACTCACTCCAGGAATTGTCTTTCCCTGTTTTAACTCTTGCAGTATCCTCTTCTTATCCAATCTTTCTTCCTGTACAAGAATAAAATACTCTTTAGGAATTATGCTTTCATCTTCAACATTTACTGCACCACTTGAATTTCTAATCTTTACTGGATTAAATACCGAATGTTTAGGAAGACTGCCTACAGCTTCATGGTTGTTTATAACCAACTTCTTAACATATTCGTTATCTTTTCTGATAGAATTCATAACAGCTCTACATTTATCAATGTGTTCTTTTATCATGCTTACTTTTCTGTCATTATCTGTGTATAGCCAGTAAATGCCATCTTCTTTATCAAATAATTCAACAAATAAGCTTTTAATTTGAACTTCTCTCTCTTCTGGGTCTAGCATATCCAGACCCATTTGAAGTTTCATGATATCTGTAGATATCTCATGCATTTTTCTCTTCTTCATATTATCCTTCCATTCTTTCTTTGATCAACATCAAGTCTACAGTTGAGTCTTTCTTGCTCTCTATTCTTTAGAGTAATAAGCTCAAGATGTTCTATAGATCCACTAGCCCCTCTAATTGGCTTTAATGCTAGTATCTTATTTGCATTATAGGATATCCTGAATGATCCTGAAGGACTTGCTATATCTACTCCAGATTTAAAAGCTTCCTTGGATAATTCCCATATTCCTATTACAATACAATTTAGATCTTTAGATAGATTCATTATTCCTTCAGAAATATCTTTATCCTTTGATATCTCGTCTCTGAACCTTGATTTCATTAATCCACAGTGATCTATAAATATCACTTCAGGCTTAAAATCAATAACATCAAGCTTTTTTCTTATCTCCCATGGAAAACATGGTTCAAATTCAAACTCAATATTCTTCATCTCAGGCATTCCATTCTTACCAGTTTTATAATGTTCTACTAGAGATTCTTGATTCCATCCATTATGAATCATTGATATCCTTTCCATCACTTGTCGTCTAGACATCTCAAATTCCATGAAATATGACTCCTTCTTGAATGCAAGCAACCAATTTAATATTAACATTGACTTCATTGATTCTGGTGGAGCAGTGATAAGTATGGTCTCACCTGGATGTACAGGAAAACTCTGATCATATATACTACCTATGTCAAGAGGTTCCTGATTAGATGAATAGAAAGTTATAAGTTCTTTCTCAAGATCACTTATATTGTAGCTGCTAATAGACTTCTTAGACTTGTACAGTTTGCATTCTGGCGAACACAATCTATCTTTTATCTCCGAATTACATCCAAAGTTGTATCCTTCACCATTATTAGCATTATATACTGAATCCACTATCTTTTCCATCTCACTTTCAGTAAACGGATTTTCAGCTGAAGATATCTTTACTCTCCAATACTCCATAAATATCCTTACAGCATCTTCTGGAAACCTAATTCTCAGATGAGAACCAAGAGTTAAAGCTGCCTTATGTCTAAATCCGTATGGAACATTCTCCATCATCTTTTGGATACATATGTAGTTATTAGATATTGATGTTCTACCTTGAGAAGTAAACTTTGCTTTCGGAAGAGATTTTGTTACATCAAATGAAGGGTTTGTATCTAATTCTTCAAAAATGAAGTTATCTCTTGGTTTAGCAGCATTTAAATCCAGCCAATGTTCATCTACATCTGCTATTTCAGACCGTTTAAGCGGTACTTTCCAATATCCTGAATGAATTTTCAAAGTATTTGGTACTCTGATTAATCTCGTTCTATCTATTACAAGTGGATCTGCATAATCATAAATACCTTTACTCTTCAAGACATGCTTAACTTTTAAATGTAAATCATTACAAGGTTCCCATCTGAAAGCAGAACCTGAAATATGTACATGAAAGCCTTTTTCTCCAGAGAAATAGACTTGTACTGGTATAGACACTTGAGCATCTTCTAATAGATTTAGTAATGCAAATGTCAATTCCTTGGCCTGTTTTATATTTGCACCATCAACATCAAATATAAATTCATCAGGCATGTATAACTTTCCTCTATATCCAGATAATGTCTTCTTAGTCTTAACATGTTCAACTACTTCTTCATCATAGTCCCATAAGGACATAAATGTATCAGATGAAATGTTATAAAATGAAGAAATCTGGCTTGGAGGAAAGAAATGATGGCGATTGGTAAGCGAAAACGCATACTCTTTTAATATCATAACTTATGTCCCCTTAATAACCAGACTGAATCTGTTCTGGTTGTTTGTTCTTTAACATCAATTACTCCCTTTTCTTTCATATCCCTAAAAACTCTATCATATGTGGAAGGGGATCCTAATCTTCTACCATATAATCCAACACCTCTTTCTGAGAGACCTTGTATATCTCTAGTACGAAATCCCAATTTTCTGTTATTCCAGTACCACTTTATCATAGCTTCTATATGTTTCCTAACTGTAGGCTTTAACATTTTTCCTCCTTACATAAAAAAAGGTTGATAAACATCAATCTAGACTGACATCTATCAACCTTTAGTGTTATTTGAAAGCTAGAATGGTGCTTTCTCAGGAGGATCTGTCACACTTTGTGCAGTAGCATCCATTGAGGTTTTAGTTTGTCCATTCGTTGCTTGCCAGGAACTAAGACTCCTTTCGGAACGAGTCTTCCAAAAAGATACGTCTTTCTCTGTATATGACAATTCATCTGTTTCCATCATAACTGGAGCTGGTTCACGCCATATACGGGCATATTCACCATCTCCTGTATTCTCTCGGTAGAATAGAACATTAATTTCTTTTCCACTGAGATTTTCTGTATCATCATCATACTTTATGACTGGTTTACCAGATCCATTATCAATGACTTCAAGTATACCAGCATTAGCAAACCTAAACCAATTAGAAATTCTAAATTCCTCTTTGGTAGTCTTGTTAATGGTCTCATATACACGAGCATTCATATTATCTGGATAATCCTCGAACCAAATATCTACAAACTTATTACCATTGTAGTTATCATATTTGGCATTCTTTATGGTTAACTGTTTCCAACCAGCTTCATAATCTGCACCACCAGAGCCAATTGTTACTGTTTTAATTGCCATTTGTTTCTCCTTTATTAATTAAAGTAGCTAGGCTTTTTGTTTTTCCAGTACCTGGACTTCCAACTACCAGTATTCTCGCATTTGAGAATCCTTTTTCTAAGGCAGCTGCAATTACAGGCTGAAAATCTTGCTTTATATCAGATGGCAAAAGATCGGTTCTATCTTTAGCATGCTCATATATGTCAGAATGTTTGGTCCTCCACATATAATCTTCTGAAGCACCATTCTTCTTCGTATAGGTATACAGTACAAAATCAAACCATTTACTTACATCTTCTTTAGTACTGCCATCTATATATGGCTTAATCTTTGTTCTTCCATCTTCAAGGGTTTCAGTCTTACTATGGCATGTTACAACTAGTACACCAGGAACTTTAGTAATGAATTCAAGCAGCGTATCAAGAGTATTCTTCAATTTGCCCCATGAATTCAGTTTCATTACTCCACTTTTATCAACTAATGACCTTTGATATTTCTTTGCTAATTCAGAAAATGAATCAATAATCAAAACATCTACATTAACACCATTCTTTAAGACAGTATGTTCTTGAATCTCATTTATTACAAGATCATCTGATATCTTCTTTGAAACTTCTACCTTTTTGGTAGTGTACATTGAAGTTATAATGTTTCTGAAGTCATTGAATTGAGCTGGTTTTAAAACTGGACAGTTAAACATTTCCTGTATTTCAGCTTCTCCACCAAGGGTGTGGGAACCATGTTCTGTATCGAACATTAGGATCTTATCCATTAAATCCTCCTCCTTCTAT